AGTGGTGTAGCTACTGGCTATACCCTAACAGGAACTCCTACATTCGCTTTGACAGCAGGTACTGGTGGGGTAGCTACCCTTACACCCTCTGGAGCTGCTGTAGTAGGTACTATGGCCCGTACAATCGCATCCTTCCAATTCATCTCAGGTCAAAAGTTCTGGTATCTTACTCGTTTCCAACTCTCAGGTGTTGGTGCTGGTGTTATCTCTCGTGTTGGATTACAAACAGGTGCTGTAGCAAACACCACCAATGATTCGATCTATTTCCAGAAGGTAACTGGTGCTGCTGGTGCTGTTCAGTTGGTTTCAACTGTATCCACAGTGGCTACTGTTCTAGCTACTGTACAAGCAGCTTCAGTAGCTGCTACATGGATTGATGTAGGTTTCTATTACAATGGTACTGACTTTCTTGTGTATGCTTCTGATGCACTAGTTGCTAAGATTGCCAATGTAACCATTGGGGCATCTGCTACTAACCTGTCAAATGGTGTTCTTGCTCCCTTTGTTCAAATCACACCAGTAGCTACTGAAACACTATCACAAGATTATGTTCTAGTAGCACAAGAACTAGTTCGATAACTGGATGCCCCTTCTGGGGCTCCTCTAATTTAAGGACATCAAATGGCCTCAGTAACAAACCAGTCTTCCCCTGCTGTCTCAGGGGTAGCAGTAACCCCAGCAGATGGTGTCGCTCTAACTAAAGGAACTTGCCGAAGTTTATATATTGGTGGGGCAGGGAATATCTCTGTTATTCTAGCTAATGACACAGTGGCTACAACCTTTACAGGATGCTTTGCTGGTATGGTGTTGCCAGTGATGTGTAGTACAGTACAAGCTACGTTAACTACAGCAACTCTTATTATAGCTCTATACTAATATGAATTTAATGACTCTTTCGTTACAACCTAGTAATTCTATTATCTCTCAACAAAATGGAGGGAGTGGTGGAGGAGTCATAAGCTCCTTGTTAATGGAATCTGGTTTTTTTATTCTGCTTGAAAACGGTAGCAAAATACTTTTATAAGGAATCATCATGGCAGATACAAAAATATCAGCACTAGGAGCAGCATCAGCATTAGTAGGAACTGAACCTTTCCCCACTGTACAGGCAGCAACTACCGTACAAGCAACCGCAACACAACTTAAAACTTATGCACTAACCTCCCCTTCTATTACGGGGAACGCCAGCGTAGCTGGTAATCTCACGGTAGGGAGTGGGGCGACTGGGTTGGTTATGCAGCCTTATACGGCTGGCGGGTATGGGGCGTTATATTCGACCGCAGTTACCCCCGGTAATGGTAACTTCGCTTTTGTTACCACAGGGGTGAATACTTATCTGAACGGCACTGGAACAAGTGCATTATGGGTGAACGGCGCTAACGTATTAACTGCAACCTCAACCGGTGCAGCAGTCACAGGTACGCTGAGTAGTACGGGTGCGCTGTCAGTGCCCAACGGAACGTCAGCCGCTAATGCTATCCAGTTTGGTGGGAGTGCTACTACGGGGTTTTATAGTACGGGGGCGGGAATTGTTCGCACACCGGCGCAGTTAATTTCTGACGGCGGTTTCAACGGATCTTACACTTCGTACAGTTTCTATAACGTTAACGGAGTCAGGGTACTTTCAGCAACAGCCCCGACAATTGCATCAGGTTTCGGAACGTCGCCATCCATCACGGCATCGGCAGGTACAGCTGCATTCAAAGTAACAGTCGGTACAGGCGGCGCGGCTTCAGGCGTGCTGACGTTCCCCGCTGCGACGACTGGTTGGGCTGTTAATTGCACTGATGTGACTAACCGTGTAACTATTGTTGCGGTAGCAGTATCGACCAGTACAACATCGGTAACAGTTGAAGCATACAGCCGCACTACAGGACTGGCATCAACCTTTGTGGCGGGTGACGTGCTGGAATTCTCTGCATTAGGATACTAAAATGTTCTGGCTCGCGCTCTGGATAATCGTCGTACTTGCGATATGCTACGCAGTCCGCTCATGCGATGATCGTCCACACGTCAAATTTGACGAAGGAACGCCATTCAAAGAGTTACGCGAGCCAGTCTGTACCAAAGAGTACCTTGCATCAAAGGAGGCTTATGCGGATTTCGACTACTCTCAGGATGGTCCTACTCATGTTGAATGGCCTAATGGATATAATAAGGATAGGAAATTAGTAGAGAATTTGGAGAATTTTTATGAGTCACACACCTAAATATGTTAGATGGGATTGGTTGGCAGTTTGTGACGTATGTGGAAAAGTACGTAGGTCTTCAGAGTTGAGAAAACGCTGGGATGGGCTTATGGTAGATCACAACTGCTTTGAAATAAGACACCCACAAGATTTTGTTAGGGCTAGACAAGACCAACAAGCTGTTCCCTGGAGTAGACCAACCACAGCTGATGACTTCTCTTTAAATACTCAAACTCCTACAACAGACGTTGTACCAGTTGGGACATTTACACCTTAATCAATATCTTTACTAATACTAGGAGTAATCAAACTCAGTTTTGATTGTCCTGTATGGCCCTGAAAGGGGTGTAAGTGTACGTGTAGGTTAACGCTAAGGAGAAGTATATGTCTGACATCGTAACTGGTACAGTAAGTGGTATGGTAGATACATCAACATTGACACGTGATATTGCAGATGTTCGTCGAGAAACAGCTTTGGAGTCTGGAAATATCCGTCGTGATGTTGCGTTGGAGTCTCACCGAGTATCAGAAGAAGCTTCACGAGATGCATCAAACTTCTTCATTGCAGAAACTGCGGCAGCTAATCAAACAGCTAAGGAACAGGCATATGCAACCGCCTCTACTGATGCTAAAGTCATCGCTGGATTTGCGTCAGTGTCTAAAGAGGCTTCTCTTCAGGCAGCAATTGCTCAAGTAGCTGCATCTCTTGAGAGTTCTAAAGTTGCCTCAGCAATTGCCTTGGGTCAGCATAACCTAAGTACTCAAATTGCAGCAGAAGGAAATGCTACTCGTGCTCTTCTGCAAGCAACTGAAATTGCTAACCTCCGTAGCACGGCTACTGAGCGTTATTCTAAGCTCATTGAACTTGAAGCAGATCGTAAGCATAGTGATCGTGAGTATGATCGTTTGAATAATTCTTTGCAACAAAATCAGTTTGCATCTTTGCAGTCTCAATTGCAAGCAATGAACTCTGATTTGCAAACAACAAAACAAGGGGTTGTTAACTTTGGGTCTATGGGTGCTGGTGCAGGTACACAGTCGTCTACTAGTAATGTAGTTCGGTAATGGGGGTGGGGTTATATGGAGTGATTTATATGGCCCCACCTAAATTCCAAGATATACAGCAGGATAGAATAATGCCAGAAAAAACAGTAGATTGGGTGTCCCAGATAGCACCTTTCTTATTCGCCCTTGCCATCTCCTCTTTAGGAGGGCTAGTTGGATATTTAAATAGAATAGATAAATCTGGAGTGTCATTTAGTTTTTTAAGATTCACCACTGAGATAATTACAAGTGGATTTGTTGGAATCATTGCATTCGAGATTTGTGATGCTGCTAGTTTAGGATGGTCCTTAACAGCAGCGCTAGTAGCCATCAGTGGTCATATGGGAACAAGAGCACTGTTTGTTATAGAAACTGTAGCAGTTAAAACTTTACTTAGGAGATACGGATATGAAGACAGCGAAACAGAAGTTGGCAGAAAAGAAAAAACCAATTAGTGTACCAAAAAAGAAATGAATAGTTCTTTAGTAAGTATGTTAACCACCATAGCACCAACTCTTGCTAGTGCCCTTCTAGGACCTTTAGGTGGAGTTGCTGTAGGTGCTATTGGTAAGGTGTTTGGAATAGATGGAGCAACCGTGGCAGACGTTACTAAGCAGTTTCAAGATGGTAAGCTTAGCCCTGACCAACTATCTCAGATAAAACAACTAGAACTACAATACCAAAACGATGAGAAGGAACGAGGATTTAAATACTCTGAACTTGAGTTTGCTGATACTAAGTCTGCTCGTGAAATGCAGATTAGTACCAATTCAAAACTCCCTGCTATATTAGCTATCTTTGTAACCTTGGGATTCTTTGGAATCCTATCTGCGATGATGTTTACTAATGTACCCCACTCAGAACCTTTATTGGTTATGCTGGGAAGTCTAGGAACTTCTTGGACAATGATTATCGGTTTCTACTTTGGGTCTAGTCATGGTAGCCAACAGAAGGATGTTCTGTTAGCTTATTCTACACCAATGAAATAAAAGGAGTCTTCAATTGCCTAGTACAATATACACAGATTTCGTAACTCCAGTAGTTGCTGCATCTCTAAATGATTTTAACACTGCAACGTATGTAACAGTTCCTTCACATACTACCTCTATAGCAACAAATACTTCTGATATATTGTTGAAAGCTAATATAGCTTCCCCTACATTTACAGGAGTACCTGCTGCACCCACAGCTGCTGCTGCTACTATAACAACTCAAGTTGCAACTACAGCATTTGCAACTAATGCTGATCTTGGTATTGCTCAAACTTACCAAGACTTTACCGCTTCTAGAGTTTCTGGAACTACTTACACTAGTCCTGCTGGTAAACCTATTGCAGTATCTGTAACTAGTACAGTTTCTACTTTAGCTTTATTAGAAGCTACTGTAGGAGGTGTATTGATTTCTTCTGTACGAACTAATGTAGGAGCCGGTAATGAAACAGTTAATCTGTATTTTATTGTTCCTCCTAGTACTAATTACTCAGTGTCCGCCACCACAAGTGCAATTGCTAAATGGGTGGAGCTTAGATAATGGCTGTTTCTACAACTACTACATTCACTCTTACTAGAGATGAAATTATCGGGTACGCACTCCGTAAACTTGGAGTGTTAGAAGTTGGGGTTACTCCGGATGCAACCACTGTAACCAACTCTGCTACAGCTCTTAACATGATGATTAAGAGTTGGGTAGCTAAAGGAATTAAACTCTGGACTGTCTCAGAACTAACTCTTCCTTTAGTTGCTAACCAAACCTCTTACACTATCGGTAACATTGGACCTGATTTAGTTACAGCAAAGCCAATGCGATTGTTACAAGGATGGCTACGTAATGTTTCTGTAACTATACAGAATGACATTCCAATGCAACTCCTTGCGAAACATGACTATAATGTTTTGGGAAGTAAACAGAGTACAGGGACACCGAACTCAATGTTCCTAGATGTACAACGTGACTCTAGCAATATGCTGTTCTACCCTACCCCGGATAGTACAGTTGCAACTATGTACCAAGCACATATGGTTGTTCAACGTCCTCTATTAGACATTGCTCTAGCTGGAGATAATGCTGACTTTCCTACAGAATGGTTATCTGCTATTGGATGGAATCTAGCTGCTGAGTTAGCCACTGACTTTGGTGTTGATGCCGAGCGTCTACAATATATAGAGTTAAAAGCTGCTAAAGCATTAACTGAAATGGAAGACTTTGACATTGAACATCAGAGTGTTTTCTTCACTCCTGATATGAGGTATCGTCGTTAAATGAAACCCATCCGCATACCCTTAGTAACAGACTTGCAAAGTCGTACAAACTCCCCTTCTAAGGATGCCCGTATTGTTA